TTCATTTTTGAATTCTTCTACCCAACAATTATCTGTTGTGTTGTCTATGCCTACATAAATATGCTTATCTTTGTTGTATGAATATAATAAATATCTATTATCTAATAGCAATCCAGTACTCCAACCCTCAATATACTGAATCAATTCTTTTTCTTTTACTTTATAAATCGTATACACTTAAATCCTCCATATCTTCATGTTCTTCCTGGTATAGTTTAATTTCTTCATCAAAATTGATTAAATTTAACAATTGTTCTAGTGTTTGTTGTGTTTTTGGTGCTCCAATTATTAAATCTAATATACCATATTTTTTATTTTTTATATAAATTTCATAGTTTTCTTTATCTTCCATGCAATAAATTAGATAATTTTCTCTTACTTCCAATACTTTTAATAGCTTAATATCTTTTATTTCTTTCATTTATCTCATCTCCTTTAAACTAAATATTTTAATACGTCTTTACCACTAAATCCATTTCCATAAGCTACTAATACTTTTACTCTTGCTATCGGCTTAGTTGGTATATGACTTTTTTCTTCATCATTGTTTTCTACTCTAATCAGATCATAATCTTCATATTTACTGTCTCTTACAATAGTAAATCTTTCTAGTTCTTCCTCTAAAATATCTTTATTAAAGTTATAATCTATAAAATATTTAAGATTATCTTTTAAATATCTTACTACTTCTTTTTTATAACCAATAATATAGTTATTGTCTCCATCAAATATTAATTCATAGTCTTTATTATCTAACATTATTCATTACCTCCAATTTTTTTCTAACCAATTATTATAATATGGTGCATTACCATCAAAAAACCATGATACTATTGAATTGCAAAAATCTTCTTCATCAAATTTATTCATTTTTTCTTTATATGTTTTTCTATAAGTATCTATATATTCATCAGTATCAGAATTACAAAAAATTCCTCTTGCTTTTAAAAATTTATTTGTTTCTTCTTTATTCATTTTAAATACTCCTTTTTAATATTTTTAATATTCTTCTTTTAAAAAACTAATTATCTTGTCTCTTTGTCTATTATAACTATCAGTGTAGTTATTACTTTCATAGTATTTTAAATCTACTATTGCATTTGCTAACATTTTTTCTTTAGGTGTATTCATTATTTCTTCATAATATTTTACATCACAAAAATCTTCTACTATATAACACATTTCCTTATCATCATAAATCTCAAATGTACTACTAACACATGTTCCTGTATTTCTTTGCCAAGATACACAAGTGTTTATATTATTGTATTCAAAGTCTAGATATGCTTCATTCTCATAATCTTCTAAGTTTTCTATTGTTACTCCTTTAAATTTAACTAATACTTCACTTATTTCTTCTAGATTATAATCTTTACTAATTCTTAACTCTATTTCTTCTTTTATAAAGTTATAATCATCTATAGCCTTTTTAACTAATTCTATTTGTCTCCTATCTAAAAACATTTTAAATCACTCCTTAAAATCTACTTTCTACTCTAAAGTCTTTTTCATTTTTATCATAGTAAACTCTGATAGAGTTACCACTCCAATAACCTTGGAAATTCAAACACATTTCTAATTGCTTTTTTATTTCTTTATCATCTCCAAAAACAAATTCTCCATAATCATCCATTATTTCTAGAAATCTTTTTAACATTTTATTATTTACTTTCATTTTATTTTCTCCTATTCTATTTTATGGTATAATAAGAGAAGAGAGAAATTAATTCTCTTCTCTAGTTAATCTTCCGAGTTAGTTAATAGCTAACTCTTTTTTAATCTTCTTTTTTGCTGCTTAAAAATGTCACTTTTTCTGCAATTATCTCTATAATTGTTTGTTTACTATGGTATTTTTCAAGTTCTCTAGATTGAATTCTACCTTTTACACCAATTATATCTCCTTTTTTACAATATTCTTTTGTATTAGTTGCTACACCATCAAATGTAATACATTCTACAAAGTCTGTATCATATTGTCCTTCTGCATTTTTAAAACTTCTAGGTATTGCTAAAGTTATTATTCCTTTATTATCTACTACCTCTGGATCTTTTACTAATCTTCCTACTAAAACTATTTGATTTAACATATTATCACTCCTCCTTAAAATACTTCATCATAGTTTTCATCATATATCATTGCATTTTTTGAAATCATGCAAAATTCATTATTTTTATATTCATATAATTCTCCAGTTATATAGTTAAAGTACAATTCTTTTTCTCCAACTATAATCGTATTCCCATTACCATACATATCTACAAACCAATTATCTTCTAATGGAAATAATTCTTCTTCTATCATTTCATCATCAAAAGATTCTTGGTAATAATCACTATAATCATAATAAGAATATTTAAATCTATATGGCTTATATGTTTCATTACTAAAATACAATCCATTGTCTTCAATAAATTCTCCTATTAAATATATTTTTTCAGTGTTCTCCAGGATTGCAAACTTTGAACCAGTTGATATTGCAATATTTTCTCTTATACCTTCATTTTTATAGAAATCTTCATAATTTTTATACAATGGATATAAATATTTGCTTATATATTCTTGTGTATCATTCAATCCGTTTATAGTGCCATATCCTCTAATTATTCCATTATGTACTATTCCAATTTCATCAGTATACACTTTTTTAGATTTTAATAATCTTTGCTTATTTGTTATTGGATATGGGTGTGTGTTTCCTTTTGTATTTTTACCACTTGTACCAATTCTACAGTGAATTACTAAACTTTTATTATTAAAGTTATTATATTTTTGTAATAATTTATGATAATGTTTTATAAAGCTATCATAAGTCATATATCCTTTATCAATCACAACCTTTCCATTATCTACATACATAAATCCAGCTCCATCCGAATTATATTCAAATGAATTCTTTAATTCTTCTTCATTTGGTAATCTACCATTTTTATTTTTTGCTATAATGATACACATTATTACATCATCTCCTTATTATAATTTTCAATTTGTTTTTCAATTTGTTTAAAATATCTAGTGTTTTTATTTGGATTTTGTCTTTTTAAATAGTCTACTTCACTCTTTATATCGTTTATAGAGAATGAATTTAATCTATTATATGTACTTACTAAGCTATCTAAGTATCTTACATCTTTATCTAGTTTATTTAAGAATTCATAACTTTTATCTCTTATTTCCATAATTTGATTACCTTTTATGTTTTCTAATGTTTCATTAGACATTTCTCTATTTACGTATCTAATAAAGTTTTCTAGTGTCTTTTTAATTGAGTTTCTAGTATCTTCCTCTAGTTTTTCATATTTTTCTAGTATTTCAGTTGTATCTTGTGCGTATTTATCTACATCATATACATCTAATAATCTAGCTTGATTTTCTAATTCTTCTCCAGATATTAATTCTTTCCAATTTATAGTATTAATATCTCTAGTTTCATCAAGTGCAACTTCCATTAGATTATGTATGAATTGTAAAGCTCCCCAAAACTCTTCAAAGTTATTCGCACCATTAAAGAATCTAAACTCTATTGTTTTATAATTTGTTAGATTTAAAGCTCTATATCTTCCATGACTACTTTTTAAATATTCATCTTTTAAATATTTAGTAGATTTATATTGAATTGATTTTAGTTTGTTGTTACATTCATCAGTTAAAAATGTTGCCCAACTTTCTAATTGATTTTGCGTTCTTCTAGATAATTTTTTAATTTCATCCTTAAAACTTTCCATTATAACTAATAATCTAGCTATTACATCTTCATTTGGTCTTGTTACGTGAAAATGTAATCCAGCACTTCCAGCATCTCCATATTCTAAATGTTCTACTTCTTCAAAGAATTTTTTATAATTTTCTTTATGTTCTAATAAATATTGCCAACTTTCTGGATGAGTTACAATTTCTGCACTTTCATTTCTTAAAGAACCATCTTCCATAGCTACTGCATTTATATTTCTAGTCATTGTATCTACTAATTCTTCTAAACAATAATTGTTTTTTGGCTCTAATTCTATTTCTTTACCAATATAATATGGTACACTGTCATAAGTTTCATCTTTTCCTTTAAATAATTCCCAATCATTAAACTCGTGATAACTATATAATAATCCGTCATTTATATCATCATAACAACTATCACAATAATATCTGTCGTATCTTTCACTATATGTTGCATCATTTATATGAAATAAATCTCCGCAACTTTCACAAGTTATATAATCTCCACTATCTCTGCAATCTTCACATATATAATAATCTCTTCCAGTTACGTAATAGCAATCATCTTCATGTACATATTCACTACAATCATGACAATAAACATAATGATTATTACAGCAATCTTCACAAATCATTTTACTTTCTCTATCAATCCAATAACCATTATCTCTACTTTCTATTTTTTCACAATCATCACAATAGAAATAATTGTCATTAAAGCAATCAGAACAATAATATTGTCCATCAATTTCGACACTTTCCCCCTGGATCATTTCTCCACATTCTACACATACTGCATATTCTTTTTCCTTTTTCATATTTTTTATCTCCCTTTAAATAAATATTTAGTGCTTTTTAGCACTTTACTAACTATTATTTATTTAATAATTAGTAAACTACTAGAAAGTAGTTTGTGCATAATGAACCCTATTATTTCCTTGTATCAACTTAACCTTTCCTACAGTATTTCCAATAAATTGGTATAACTTCGGTATGCACTATGTTATATTCTTTTTGTATTGCTACATCAGTCTACTATATTCCTTCAGTGTATTCACTTTATGAACCTCAAGACGAACATTTTTTCTTGCCTTTGAAGTATTATTCCACTTGTTATATTTTTATAACTCTAATTTTAACTATTAAATAGTTGTTAGAATACTAACCAAAGAGACTTATTATATATAATAGTTTGGTACTTCATACAATTAGAACATAAGTTTTTCAAAGAACTTTTTTTTAAGGTTGTTATATCAACCACGTTATTACACTCGCCAAAATAACATATAGCTTGTCATTTTAAGGCTTTAGAAAATCAGCTCTTGTATCACTGACACTTACATCTTACCATATAAGCAAGGAGCTTGTCAATAGTATTTTTATTTTTTTGTAAATTCGTGCAATTTATTACTTATCTCATAATATAACACTAACACCAGAGCAATAGCACTATAACATAGGAGGTCGCGTTCAATACATTTTTAACTATTTACTAGCTAATCGCTTATAAGTTGTGTGATTGGCTTTGTCGTTTCGTTCCCATTAGACAACATTTGATGTAGTTCGGTTAATTAGTCCACTCGCCTTATTAGTTAATTAACTTAGGCTTACTAACTAGCAAATAAAACTTTCGTTTTACTCTGTGTAACATGAGTTACAACCAATCAATTATTAGTGCAGTTCTTCAACTGACACCTTAATATTAACATATAACAAAAAGCTTGTCAATAGGTTTTTTTAAAATTTATTTCCAACGATTTCCAACTTGTCTATAATATAATTGTATTATGAAAAATGTATATAGAGAAAAACACAACTACAAATTATCTAATGAAGACAAGAAGACTATTGCTATTAGTCATTTTCTAGATAGAACTAACGAGAATACACAAAGGCTATGTGAAGAATATCAAGTTAGCAGAAGAACTATTTACGATATCGCTAATAGTGAATTAGGAAAAAACGCTATAGAACAAAGTATAACTAACAATAAATCCAACTTTACTAAAAAGATTGATATTCTTATAGATAGAGCTCTGGAGAAGATATCACAAAAGCTAGACAATGATGATTTATCAAAGACAACCTACAAAGATTTAGCAGTAATGATAGGTACATTGTACGATAAATCTAGGTTAGAGAATAACTTGTCTACATCTAATAGCAGTATAAATATAAATATAAAAGTAGAGAAATAAATGTAAAAAAGTGTACAAGTTAACATAATGCTAATTATAGGAAGTAGTTAGTATTTACAATGTATTTACAATAAATCGTTGGCATACAAGGGAACGAGAGGACTAGAGGAGAGGCAAGGAAGGAGAGGAGAAGAGGCAAAGCAACATAGCACCCCCCCTCCATATACCCTATATGCTATAATTTAGGTACTACATATCTATATCTAATACATATATATACACCCACATACCAGCATAAGCAAAAGCGATAGCGAACAGACTAAAAAAGAATGTAAATTGACATAAAAATGTAAAGTGTTGGTGTGTAAGGGAAAAGTGCGAATCGTCCATAGGCGGGATACAAAAAAACGAAGTGTAAAGTACCCCCCAGTAGAATAAGGATATGGGGTAAAATAAGAAGATACTATAAGAAAAGATACATCGCAGAGTAGAGAAACGGTAACTCACTGGTCTCCTTAGCCAGAGAAAGTAGGTTCGACTCCTACCTCTGCAACCAATTAAAGAACACTCCTAAGGAGGTGGTGAAGCCAAATGGATTTAAACTTAAGAATAACTGAGAAACAAGATTTGTTTATACATAGTGAAGCTTTTGAAACTCTGTTTGGTGGCTAACTGGCGCTGCAGGAGGAGGAAAGTCTTACGGACAATTAGTAGATGCATTAATATATGCGTTGCAATACGAAAGAAGTAAGCAAATAATATTTAGACGAACATTTCCAGATTTGGAAAGATCAATAATAAGAGCATCATTAGAGTTATATCCAAGAGAGATAGCTTCATACAATAGTTCGAAACACACATGGAGCTTTCAAAATGGATCAATAATAGATTTTGGGTATATAGATAATGAGCAAGATGTATATCAGTATCAAAGTGCAGAGTATGATGTAATAAGATTTGATGAGTTAACGCACTTTACTGAATACATGTATACATATATGATATCTAGATGTCGTGGAGCAAATGGATATCCGAAGAGAATAAAAAGTTCTACAAACCCTGGAGGAGTAGGACATGTATGGGTAAAAGAGAGATTCATAGATATAGGAACATTTGGGGAGATACATGAATGTAGACAAGAGACAGGAACAAAGTCTACAAGACTGTTTATACCAAGTTTTGTAACAGATAATAAGTTTTTAATGGAAAACGATCCAGAATATATAAAGCGATTAGATGCATTACCAGAAAAGGAAAGAAGAGCATTAAAAGAAGGAAATTGGGATATATTTGATGGACAATACTTTAAAGACTTTGATAGGAAAGTAAATGTAATAGAACCATTTATGATACCAGTAGAATGGGATAGATATAGAACAATAGACTATGGACTAGATATGTTGGCGTGTTATTGGATAGCAATAGATGGAAAAGGGAATGAATATTGCTATAAAGAGTTGTATGAAAGCGACCTAATAATAAGTGAAGCCTCAAGAAGAATATTAGAAGTCAATGGAGAAGATAAGATAAAATTTACTTATGCACCACCAGACTTGTGGAATAGAAGAAATGACACAGGAAAGAGTGCAGCAGAGATATTTAGAGAGAATGGAATACCTCTAACAAAATCATCGAATAGTAGAATACCAGGATGGTATGCAGTACAAGAACATCTAAAAATATATGAAATAAAGGATGAACAAACAGGAGAGATGATAAAAACAAGTAAATTGAGGATATTTAATAATTGCAAGAATTTACTAAGAACATTACCATTGATACAAAGAGATGAAAAGAATCCAAATGATTGTGCAAAAGATCCACACGAATTAACACACGCACCAGATGCAATAAGAGGATTTTGTATAGAAAGAACAAAAGCCACACGAATAATGACAGAAGAAGAATTGATGTGGGAAGAATCAAGAAAACAAAGAAGAAAACTAGGAATATTAGGAATAGCAGGAGCAACTGCTACAACAGATTATATGAGATATGGAGGTTAATATGGAAATACTACAAACAATATTATTAATTGCTCTTATAGTAGCAGTTTTGTATAAGAAAAAAGCTCCAATAGAAGAAAAAGAGACTCCAAAAGCTACAATGACTGAGGAAGAAAAGCAAAAAAAAGAGAAAATAAAGAAAGCATTTAATAGTTTAATGGAATATGACTATAAAACAGCTTTAGCAAAGGGAGATGAGACTAAAGGTCAGATGTAACAAAAGATTGGAGATTATATGAAGCAGGACTAAAATATAATCAAGCAATGTATGGAGCAGATAAAAACTACTATGATGTAATAGATACAAACATAGCATTTGCGACAGGGGACCAATGGAGAGGAGTTCAAGCAGATGGACTACCAAAACCAGTATTTAATATCATAAAAAGAGTAAAACAGTTCAAAATAGCATCATTAAAAGCAGATAATATATCAATATCAATGCAACCAATGGAATATAGACCACAAACAAATGATGTAGTAATGCAACAAAAGGTAAAATCTACAGATTTAGCAAATGCAGAGATAAAAAATGTGTTAGAAAACATAAAATTCGATGCAAAAAGTAGAACATTGTTGAGTGATGGGTTTGATACTGGAGATTTTTGCTTACATTTTTACTTTGATGCAGATGAGCAACCATTTAAAGCATATATGCCTGATGTAAGAGGTATAATAAAAGCAGAAATAATAGATTCAACAAACGTAATGTTTGGAAATCCTAATATAAGAAATGTGGAAAAACAACCATATATCATAATAGTTGGAAGAGATTTAGTATCAAATTTAAAAAAAGAAGCTAAAGCAAATGGATCTAAAGATGTTGATTTGATAAAAGGTGACTCAGAAACAGGTTATCAAATGGGAGATAACGGAAAAGTAGAAAATGATGCAGAAGGATTTGAAAAAGCATTATATATACTAAAGTATTACAAGGATAAAGATGGTAAAATATATGCAAATAAGTCAGTAAGAAACGCATATATTTATCAAAAAAGGGATACTAAATATAGTAGATATCCGATAGCATTTAATAACTGGGAAGAAGTAAAAGGATCATATCATGGAAGAGCAGAAACAACAGGAATAATACCAAACCAAATAGCAATAAATAAGATGTTTGCGATGGTAATATATCATTTGATGTTAACAGCTTTTCCAACAGGAGTATATGATGCAGATAGAATTGAAGGCTGGACCAACGAAATAGGAGCACAAATACCAGTAACAAACTTAAATGGAGATTCAATAAGAAATATAGCTGGATATTTAGAACCAGCACCAATGAGTACACAAATAATAGATGCAATAGAATTAG